AATAAAAGTATAGTATATTAAATGATGTATATAAAAGAAGTAAATAAGTAGCTAATTGATTGTAAATGTTAATAGTTAATTAGTAGTTAGTAGATTAGATTAGTTATTGTTTGATTTTAATTAGATAGGATAAATTGAATTTTTATTTTATAAATATAATAAAATGCTTAATATAACTTTAAAGCATTAAGAAGCGTTATAAAACTTATTTAACCAAAAATATATACAAGTATAAATACTCACAAAGTAGCATAAATAAAAGGTTAAAGGGCATTACTAACAAATGAGTAAGAGGGTTAAGAGGGGAATACAAGACACATAGCTTCTCTAAGTGTCTTGAAAAAATTTCTATAAATTCAAAATGGTTACTAAGTATTTAAAAATAATATAAATAGCAAATAGTAAATAATTGATAATACACTTGACAAATATAATAAAAAGTAATATAATTAAACTAGGAAAACAAAAAGAATGTTTTACCTTAAAATTTCTAAATGACTATGTAAAGAATGAAAAGCTATCAAATATTGGGAATAACGATATTAGATAGCTTTTTTATTTTCTAAAAAACAACTATATAGAGTAGTAGAAAGGAGCTAATAGGAATGCCAAAGCTATTAAGGAAGAGTGCAAGAACAATAACTAAAACAACAAAAAAAGAAGTATTGCTAAATATGATGAGGCAAGAGTTGTTAAGTAATTTAATAAGTGATGAAAAAGATAGTGAGATAAGAAACATCTTAAAGGAAGTAAAAAGGTTAGAAGTAGAGATACCTACTGAAATATTAGAGGGAGTTACTAAGAAAAATGGTAGGCGAACACTAAAGGAAATAAGAAAGCAGTTGTTATGGCATAAAATGACTGATAAGCAAAGAGATTTTTGTGAGCATTTTAAGGACACAAAGAATGGCGAATTAAGTGCAATGAAAGCAGGCTATAATGGAAATTATGTAAACAATCCACATAAACTACTACAAATACCAGTGATAAACGAATACATTAAGCTATTTGATTTATCAAGTATAGAGTTATCAATAGCAGACGACAAGGAAATACAACAAATGCTAACAGAGATAGCAAGAGATAGAAGTATAAGTCCTAATGCAAGAATAACAGCTATGAAGAATATAGCAGATATGAATAAGAGTGAAAGACAATTAATGTTAAAAGAGAATAAAAAAGATAATGGAGAAAGTGAAGAATACGACAATCTAAGCGAAGAAGAGATAAGATATAAGTTGGAACAAATAAAGGAAGTTAAATAGCAATGCTAGGAAAGAGCATAGAGAGTTTAGAGAAGAAATTATTAATAGCACTAGCAAGAAAAAACTTTTGGGATTATTGTAAGTTAAAAATGCCGAAGTTTTATACAGAGGACAAAGAATATTTAAAAGATTTATGTTATCAGTTACAAGAATTTATGAATAGTGAAGAAGATATATTTGTAATCAATATGCCACCAAGACACGCTAAATCATTAACAGCACAATTATTCGTAGGTTGGTTATTAGGTGGTAGTCCGAATCTAAAGATAATGACTGGGTCTTATAACGAGAGATTATCTCAAAAGTTTGCTAAAAAGGTGAGAGATGATATATCGGAATTAAGGACTGAAAATTCAAATGCAATAGTATATACAGATATATACCCAGATATAAAGCTAAAAAAGGGGTCACAAAGTGCTTCATTGTGGGCATTAGAGGGGCATTTTGATAATTACCTTGCAACATCTCCAACGGGAACAGCAACGGGATTTGGTGCTAATATCATAATTATAGATGACTTAATAAAAAACTATGAAGAAGCAAATAATGCCACAGTTTTAGAGAATCATTGGGAATGGTTTAAGGATACAATGTTATCACGGCTTGAAAGTGGTGGTAAGGTAATTATCATAATGACTAGATGGCATACAAACGATTTAAGTGGAAAGATATTAAAATTACAAGAAGAAGATACATTTAAGATAAGACACATCAACTATAAGGCAAAAAATGAAAATGGGGAGATGTTATGTCCTTCAATTTTAGATGAAGAAACATTTAGGAAGAAAATATCAGTAATGGGAGAAGATGTAGTTAGTGCCAACTATCAACAAATACCTATAGATATAAAAGGGAAGTTATATAGTGAATTTCCCACTTATGATAAATTGCCCGAAAATATTGGACAAATTAGAGCATATATTGATACGGCTGATAGTGGAGCAGACTATTTATGTATGATTATCTATGCAGTTTGTAATAGACAGGCTTATGTCCTAGATATTCTTTATACTAAAGCTGGAATGGAAGTAACGGAAAAACAAGTTGCCAAAATGTTATATGATTGGAAAGTAAATATAGCACATATAGAGTACAACAATGGGGGAAAAGGGTTTAAAAGAAATGTTAACTCTATTTTATGGAACGAATATCAAAGCAATTATACTGTTTTAGTAGGTTTTTATCAAAGTTCAAACAAAGAAACTAGAATTTTAACTCATAGTGGTTGGGTAAATCGTAATATATTCTTTCCAGAAAATTGGAAAAAGAAATATAGAGAGTTTGCCGAAGATGTTTACAAATATCAAAAAGAGGGGAAAAACAAGCACGATGACGCTCCCGATTGCTTAACGGGAATTGCTGAAAAAATAAATGAAGTTCATTTTAGTTTTGATTAGGAGTAAGAATGATAGAAAAGATAAAAAATTTTTTTAGGAAAAAGGAGAATAGGATAAATATGGGTATAAGAGAAGAGGTGCTATATGTTTTAAAGAACACTTTATTCTATGACAAAAACAAGAGAGAAATGTATATTGCTGATAACTATTACAAAGGTAAGCAAGAAATTTTAGAAAAGAAAAGAGAAACATACGATACTAAAACTGGAATAAAAGAAGAATTGAAGTTTTTACCTAATAATAAAATAGTAAACAATAAATTTCAAGGAATAATAGACCAAAAAACTAATTATCTTGTATCAAAAAAGCCTACTATATCAAGTGAGAACGAAATATATGCTAAAGAGTTAAAGAAAGTATTTAACGAAAACTTTTTTTATACATTATATAATCTTGTAAAAAATGTATATTTATATGGAATAGGTTGGTTATATGTAAATTATAACGAAAAGGGCGAATTAGTTTTTAATCTTATCAATAGTAAAGAAATAACACCTATTTGGGAAGATAAAGAACACGAAAACTTAAGATTTGTTATAAGAAATTTTGAAAAACAAGAGTTTATAAACGGAAGTTATGAAATTAAGCAATATGTAGATGTTTTCACTGTAGATGGAGTAGAGCATTACCTATATAAAAATGGTAATTTGGAGTATTTAAGCAAGGAAAATTACATATATTTAAACGAGCAAGGCTATAATTGGGAAAAATTACCTATAATATTTGTTAAAAACAAACAAATTGAATTACCTCTTATACGAAACATAAAAATAATGCAAGATATTTTAAACGAAATCAGTTCAACATTCGTTGATAGAATACAACAAGATGAAACAAGTTCTATAATGATTTTAAGAGGTTATGAAGGACAAGATTTAAGAGAATTTAGAAAAAATCTATTAGAAATTGGTGCAGTAAATGTAGGAAATAATGGAGATGTAAGTTTACTTAATCCAGAAATCAATACAGAGGCATTTTCTAAAGGAATTGAATTAGCAAATCGTGGAATATATGAAACAAGTAAGGCGTTTGACAGCAAAAATGATATGCTAGGACATGACCCGAACTCAATGAATATTCAAAGTATGTATTCAGAGATAGATTTAGACGCTAATGAGTTGGAAAGAGAATTACAAAAGAGATTAAGGGAATTGATATGGTTTGTAAATAGACACCTTGAAAATAAAGGAATTGGGAATTTTGATAATGAAGAAATAACAATAATATTTGATAGAGATATTTTAATAAATGAAACACAAGTAATAGATAACTTATTAAAATCACAAGGCATTTTATCAAAAGAAAAACTAATTGAAGAACACCCATTAGTTTCTAATCCTAAGTTAGAAATAGAAAGATTAGAAAAAGAAAGCGAAAGTTTATCTATAGTAAATGATGGTTATTTCAATCATTATGAAGAAAAAGATAAAACGAACGGAAACGCCTCTAATTTGAACAAAAAAGAAAAAGAGGATAAATAATACCTTAATTCAATTTTTAAACAAATAGAGTGGCAAATATTAACATAGGAGAGTTTTAAGAGAATATGTTTACTAAGCATTTTTTAGAAAAAGAAGAAAAAGATTTTCAAGAAAGTATTATAGCTTTTAATGAAATATCAAAAACGATTGACTATAATTATGAAAATATCAAAGAAGTAATTGCCACTTTTCTAGCAAGATATGTTAGTGAAGATATGTATAAGAGTATATATAAAAAAGCTAACCAAAAGGAATATGAATTACTAAAAGATAAATTTATGGAAACTCTTGATAAAGAGGGAATACCACTTGAATTAAAAGAATTTGTAGCAACAAAGATAAAAAGAAAATCAAGTAGAATAAATTTATTAGAAACAATGATATTACTTGAATTGATAGATTTGACAAGAGCCAAAAATAAGAGCATTGATAAGTTGTTAAACGAAACATACAAGAGAAATAGAAACGATAATTATTTGAATATAGCAAGTGAAATTTATTTACTTGATAAAACAAATTACAACAAAATTTTAACAAGTTTTAATGGAACACCATATTATAGAAGATTATGGGAAAATACATTGAAAATGAATAAAAAAATAAATCAAGAATTGCAAAATAACTTTTTGAAAAACGATTTTGTTGATATTGACAAAATGGTTGATAAGTTTAGCACGATAGATAAAAATAATATATTAAAAGTAATTCAATATGAAAATAGAGCAATAGCAGAAAAAAGTAATTATGATTATGCACTTGAAAATAAGGCAATAGGTTTTAAATTTAAAGCAGTGTTAGATTCTAAAACAACTGAAATATGCAAGGCACATCACGACAAGATATTTCCTATGGAAGCATTTGAAATAGGAGTTACAGTGCCACCATTACACATAAATTGTAGAAGTACAATAGTATATATTTATAAAGAAAATGAAGAGGGAGAAGAAGATAACAATGAATGAACTAATTGAAAAAATGGAGATAACAGAAGAACAAAAGAACGAATTAAAAGTTAAATTTAAAGAATTTGAACAAGAATTAAATTCTTTAAAAACTGAATTAACTGAAAGAGATACACAACTAAAAGAATTATCTAAAAAGAATAAAGATAATGAAGATTTAGTGAAACAAATAGAAGAATTACAATCAAAAAACAAAGAAGAACAAGAAAAACACACTCAAGTTTTAGAAGAAATTAAACTTGAAAATGCAATCAATTTAGAATTGTTGTCAAGTGGTGCTTTAGACACAAGAACATTTAATTCATTATTAAAGAAAGAAAACATCAAATTTAAAGACAATAAGCTTGAGGGATTACAAGAACAATTAAAAGATTTAAAAACGACTCATAAATATTTATTTAAAGAAGAAAAGGCTGAAACTTTAAAAGGTTTTGTACCAAGTAAAAATGCAGACAATACTAATAAGCAGTCAAATTCTAATGGAATAATGAGTTATGAGGACTTTTTAAAAAGCGAAAATAATAATTAAAAAAAAGGAGTGATTTGGAAATGGCAGTATTTGACCATAAAAATTTCAATGAAAATGCGTTTGGGAAGTATGTAAATACTATACCGAGAATTAGAGAGGGGAAACTAATTAAGAGTGGAGTTTTAGAGTTTGACAAAGAATTACAGACTTTATTAGCTGAACAGACTGGAAGTCACACGGCTACTATACCCATTTTTGGTAGATTAAAAGGAGCACCAGTAAACTATGATGGTGCAACAAATATAACAGCTAATACTACTGATACTTTTTCGCAAAAGGTAATAGCAATAGGGAGAGCTAGTGGGTTTGTAGAAAAAGACTTTTCAGAAGATATTACGGGTGGAGTAGACTTTATGACTAGAGTTGCAGGACAATTATCGGACTATTGGGAAGATGTTTTAGAAGATGACTTAATAGCAGTTTTAGAGGGAATATTTGCAACTAGTACGGGAGATACAACAAAAGATGAGTTTATAAACAATCATACAACTGATATTTCAAGCAAGACAGGAGATAATGCAAAAGTTGACGCAACAACTTTAAATAGTGCTATAGGAAGTGCTAGTGGAGATAAAAAGAACTCATATACATTAGTTATAATGCACTCTACAGTTGCAACTAATTTAGAAAACTTAAACTTAATAAACTATGTTAAGTACACAGACGAAAGAGGAATTACAAGAGATTTAACTTTAGGAACTTGGAACGGAAGAGATGTAATTATAAGTGATGATGTGCCAGAAAATGGTGGTAAATATACTACTTATGTTTTAGGTAGAGGGGCAATTAAATATGCACCATTAAAAGTTAAAGTGTCAGAAGAAATGGTAAGAGACGCGAAAACTAATGGTGGAGAAACAACATTAATTTCAAGAAGAAGATGTGTATTAGCACCTTTAGGATTCTCTTATAAAACTGATTCTAAAATTTCTCCAACAAATGCTGAATTAAGAAAAGGAGAAAATTGGACACTTGTTAAAAACTCTGATGGAACTCAACCTTATCCTATAAAAATGATACCTATAGTTAGAATAGTGTCAAAAGGTTAATAAATGACTTTAGAAGAAAAGTTTGAATTAGAATATCTAAGAGAACAAAAGATAAAGCAAGAAGTAATTGACCTTGCAAAAGAATTACTAGCAAATGTAGGTTATGAATTTATAGAAAAAGACACTTTTTATTTAAAAGTGTCTTTAAATAAAGTTGATAATTACATTTTAAATATTACTAATCAAGAGTCTGTGCCAGAGGGATTAAAGTTTGTCAGAGTATTTAGAATAGTAGGAGATATACTGTATACAAAATTAATGAACTATGAGATTGATACAGAGAAATTTCAACTAGAGCCGTTTGTAACTGAATTGCAACGGGGAGATACTAGAACAACTTTTGAAAAGCCACAAATGACAAGTAGAGAAATATTTTTAAAATACTTGAAAGAAGTTTATTTGAATTATGGCGAGAGTGAAATAGAAAAATATAAAAGGTTGAGTTGGTATGGAAGAAACTAGAAGAAAGAACTTAAATAAATCAATTCTAAAAAGTGAAAGATTGCATAAAAAATTAATAGAAGATGTTTTGCTAGACTTATTTTGTGAGATATTTGTTTTAGGAGAGGACAAAATAAACGAATACGGCGAGGTTGTTTCTGGGCAGTGGAAGTCAATAGGGAAATTTCCTTGTGGGCTTGACTATGTCAAATACGGAAGAATAACACTTGCAAGACAAAAAGAAGATTTTACTTCTACTAAATATGCAACTTTATTTTTAGCAGAAGATATAATCGTGCCACTAAATAGCAAAGTAAAAGTTTATATAGAAGATAAAGTTGTAAATTTTGAAAAAACAGGGATTGCTGATAGATACAATACCCATCAAGAAATACCACTTGAAAGGGAAGAAAAGGGGTAATATATGCTATCTATAGAAATAAAATCTAATTTAGAAGAATTTATGCAAGAGGACTTAAAAGAAATTAAATTAGGTTATTATCTTATAACAAAAAAACTATCGGAAAAAATACAACAAATGATTTTAGAAAAAGTTAAGAATAAAGAAAAATTAAAATATACACCTGTAAAAACGGGTTATTTAAGAGATAATTTCAAAGGAACAGCTATTACAAAGAGATATGGTGGTTATCACGGTAAAGTATTCAATGAAACGCCGTATGCTGAATTTATAGAGTATGGTAAAAATGAATTAAATTCTATTGAAAGATTTAAAAGTGATAAGCGAAGATTAGCACACCAAAGATTTTGGGGAGAAAGTGGCTTTAGTTTTGAAGAATTATCAAGTCAAAAAGGATTTAAGAGAGCAATGTTGAAAAGAGCAACAGAAGATACTGAAAATTTAGTTGATTATTTATTTGAAGAAGTTTGGAGGGAAAAGAGTTTTGATTAATGAAATTAACAAAGAAATATCAAGAAAACTTTACAAAGAATTTGAATTGCCAGTAAGGATAAATTCGGTTGAACAACATTTAACTCTTCCTTGTTTCTTCATTTTTAATTTAAGAAGTTTAGCAAATTCTTATGGTGGTATATTGTTTTCTACTACTTATACTATTGATGTTATGTATAAAGGTGAAATAAAAGTAGATAAAGAGAAATCTTATGATATATTTGATAAATTAAGAAGTTTATTGACAAGTATAACAGTAAATAATAGAGTGTTTTTTACAGTTGAAGAGGGAACATATTTAGAAGAGGGAACAAGAGATAGGCATTTTGTTTTCAAAATAACAATACCAAATCAAGAAAAAAATACTTTACCAAAACAAAATGGATTTTATGATAATATAAAATCTAAAATTACTGAAATATCGGGGCTTGATGTTTACTTCCAAAATGGAGAAATGAACGAAGAGAACTTAAAATTTGGATTTTTCATTTTAAGACCTTTAGACTATAGAATTGAAAAAAATGCTTTAATAACAACTAATCAAGAAATAAGAAGATTTGAACTTATTTTATTTGAAAAATTAGAAAATACTGATAGTTATTCGTGGTTAGAAGAATTATCAAAAAAAATTATGGATTGGAATTTTAGGACTGATTCAACAGTTGTATTCACTAATAATTGTGAAATATACCCGAATTATAAATACACAAATGATGATGAACTAGGGATTATTTCAACTTATAAATTGATAGTTACAACAACTGAAAAATAAAATATAAAAGGAGTGATAGAAGAATGAATTTAAAAGGATTTATGGCAATTCAAGATAATCAAGGAGTTGCAAAAACGGATACAATGCTTCAATTAGGAATTAAAGGTTGGAGTATTAAAGAGAATATAGGAAAAACGGATTCTCAAGTTATAGGGGTAGGGAGATTCGTTGCAGATGGATTTGTATCTTCAAAAAGAGTTTCTGGGGATATACCTTTAGAGCCAACAATGTTAGAAATATCAGAGTTGTTAAAAGGAAGTGGATATATAGGAACAGAAGATACACCGAATAAAAAGATAACTTTTAAAGCTAGTGATTCTTTTTCTAAATATATAACATTTGCATTATCATATTTAGCAGATGACTTAAAAGAAGTAACGAAAGATTGTTTAGTAAACTCTTTAAAATTTGGATTTAACAAAGAGAGTTATATAGACTTATCAGCTTCTATTTTAGGTATGGAATTATCTAAGAGTGCTGGAAAGTTAGAGCCAACTTTAACAACTAATAATGGTAAAAGATTGACTTGTTTAGGAATAATAATTAAAAAAGACGATAGCGAAATAACGGCTAATATAGAATCAGCTGACTTAAATTTAACTAATGGACTTGAAGCAAAAGGTGCGTTAAACAAAACTACTACTAGAAAAATCACACAAAATGCTAAAGGAACAGTAAGTATATCACTAAAATACAATTCATTTGATAAAGAAGAATATTTAAAAGCCGATAGATTATTAAGCAGTAATGGTAATACAAGCCTTGAAATAATGCTGGGAGAAGATGTAGAAGAATCGGAAGTTAAAAAAGCAAGTGCTAAGAAATTGGTTATAAAACTACCAAATGTTAAATATACGAATAATACAGTAGAAGATTTAAATGGACAAGGTGCATTAAATCAAGAATTAACAGCATACCCAGATTCAGAGGGTCAACCAATAATATTTGAATTTTATAATATGTAGGAGCATAAATGAAAGAAGAAAAGAAAATAATAGAAAATCAAGAGGTTACGAAAGTAGCCTCTTATGGCGATAAAAAAGATTATTTAGTTATAGACTTAGTCTTAACTTATGAAAATTATATGAATTATAAAAACTTTAGAGATAATATAACTAGATTTGGTGCAGAGGGTCAAATGGAAATAGTGCCTATGAATTTAAAGTTTACTGAAACTAAAGAATATAAATTATTGAAATCTCAATTAGTAAAAATTGGACTTGATGGGAAAGATAATGTAGAAATCACAGAAGAAAATATACTTAAAATCTTAACAATACATCCCACAATTTTTGAAAAGATTATGAATGATATAAAAAAAAGTGGACTTGATAAGGGTTTGATAATGAATTAATTGAAAGAGATTATACCAAAGTTATAGAATCATTACACACAGGTCAAGAATTGCACGAAAACTTAAGGAAAATATATGCACCTATAACAGAAGATATAGCACATTATATGGTATATATTGAGCTAGTTCCTTTAGGTTTTGGTGGTAGTTGTTATAAAATAACATCTCTCCCATATTCAAAAAGTATAGGAGAACACCCGTATTGGCTAGTTGTGAAAATGCAATATCTTTTACGAATATTCAATAATGTAAACAATAAACATAGAAACAAATAAAAAGGAGTTGAATTTTATTGTCAAGAGGTAGAATAGAAACAGAGATAGTTACAAAATATGATGATAAAGGTGTAAAAGAATTTGAGAAGAGTTTAAATAAAGTCGGGAAAACTCAAAATGAATTAGAATTTCAAAGTAAGAGTTTATTAACTAAACTAAGCGAAATTTCAAATGCTTTTACAAAAGGGGCGATAGATTCAAATAGCTATTTAGAATCACTAAAAGAGTTAAATATAGCTATAGAGCCGTTAGTTAGCAAATATAATAAATTATATAATTCTATTTCAAAATTAATGTTATCTATACCTCAACTAACTAACGAACAAAAAGCATTAACAGAAGAAACGATAAAGAATTTAGCAAATTTTGATAATTTAGAAAAATATAGTTATAGTTTGAAATCGGTATTATCAGAGTTAGCTATAGTTTTAAATTCAAATAAAGATACTCAACTTAAACTAAATGAAACAATACAAGTTTCTCAAAAAGAAATAGATAATTATAGAAATCAAATAAAAAAATTAGAAGATAATTTAAGAAAAAATAACGAAGCAAACAGTGATTTAAAAATACAAATAAAAAACATAAAACAAAAAATAAAAGAATTAAACGAGGAAATTAAAAAACATACAAAACAAATCTCTGATAACGAAAAGAAAATAAAGGATTATGAAAAAAGTTATGAAAGTTTAAATAATACTTTAAAAAATACTAAAGAAGCTACTAAAGAGGCAAGTAAGAGTTTATCGGGTAGCACAAAATTCTTTAGTGATTTTGGAAGAGAAGCAAAAAATAGATTTTTAGGAGTATTTAAAGATGGATTAGCAATAGGACTAGCCTCAACTGTGGTAGACGCACTGAAATCTATGGGAGAAGCAGTAATTAATTTCACTCAAGACTCCTTAAAGGCTTCAAGCCAAATGATAGAATTGAAGAATGTTACTGAACAAGTTTTTGAACAAAGTGCCAATGAAGTCGGAAGATGGGCTGAAACAACAGCAAGTGCTATGGGTAGAAGTACTTATAGTATGAATGAATTTGTGTCTAATATAGGAGCAGTTTATAAAGGATTAGGTGTAGGTGGAGAAACTTTAGAAAAGGTTTCAAAAGATTTATCAACATTCGCAGTAGATTTAGCGAGTTTTAGAGATATTTCAGATGATAGAGCATATACAGCAATAATGGCAGGAATAGTTGGAGAAACAGAGCCTTTAAAAAGATTAGGAGTTATAATCAATGATTTAGCTATGGCAGAGTATATACACTCTAAAGGAATTAAAGAAAAGTGGAAAAACTTAACACAAGCCGAAAAAGCAATGTACAGATATAACAAGATTATGGAAAGTACTAATTTTATACAAGGAGACGCAGTAAGAACTTTAGGAACTTATGCCAACCAAACAAAAGTTTATCGTGCAAATATTGAAAATTTGAAGTTATCTATAGGTAATTCATTAAAAGATGTATCAACAAGTGGATTAACAGCGATAAATAATGTTTTAACAAGTTTAAATAAAACTTTAAATCCTAATAATGCGATTAGTTATTTCTCTAAGTTTAAAGAAGAAAGTGCAACAGCAAGCCGTTTAATAACAGAGTATGTTAGACTATCAAAAAAAGAATTGAATGGGTTAGCTAGTGAAGTTGAAAAAGATAGAAGAATACAAATATATAATCAATTAGCCGAAGCATATCCAACTATAATTGGTAATATTTCAAAAGAAAAAGAAAACTATCAAGAAGTTGCAAAAGCTTTAGATGATATTAATGCAAAATTAAAAGAAAAAGTTATAATGCAAATGAGTGAGGACTACCTAAAAGAGTATGCCTCAAAAATGCAAAAAGTAACATCAGTTGCCGTTGAAAGAATGGATAAGATAGAAACATTAATAAATGATTCAAGAAATAACGGTTTAAAAATAACGGATACTTTATTACAATTTGCAGATAAAATCGTGTTAGAAATGAACGAAGATTTTACTGATTTTTCACAATCGACCTTAAATGAAATTGCAAACTTTTTAGAAAAACAAGGAATAAAAGGTAATGAAAGAAGTTATGCTGAATTTATTTCAAACTTTAAAAGAGTAAATAAAGATTTTGAAATAGCAGTAGATAAAGCACAAAGAAAATCACAAAAAGAAGCAGAGAGATACGAAAAACAAGTAAAAACTTTACAAACTCTTTTAGGAAAAAGTGGACAAGGAAATAACGAATTAGAGTATTTCAATAAATTGTTTAACAGTCTTGATGGCTTAAAATTGCAAACTAAAAATGGCGTGGAGTCTATAAAATCTAATGTGAGAAATGCTAACCAAAATATTTTAAAAACTAATACTAATATTGGTAATAGAATTGATGACTCTGAATCAGTTGTTATTAGTAAAGTAAAAACTGCAAAAAACTCTGTAGAAAATCAAAACTATCATAATATAACTACTTTATCTGAACAAGAAGCTATGAACTCTGCTAAAACTCACGAGGGATTGAGAATATTATCGGGGAATATAATAACTACTATCAAAAAAGTAGGAAATGCTTATCAAGTTGTAATTGATAAAATGAGTTCAAGCAAAGTACCAAATAGCTTAGAAAACAAAGGCTATTGGTCTAAAAAAGATATAGCTATTATGGATATTACGGGGCAAGGAGAAACTCAAGGTTATAGAGAAGAATTAATCTCGAAAATATTTTTAAAATTTACTGAAGCAATGAATTTTGCAAATGGTGGAAATAATGTAAATTTTAAAAATAATTTGTTAAAAAGTGGAGATGGAAGCGAAGAAGAAAAGAAAAAAAAGAAAGAAAAGAAAGAAAAGAAAGAAAAAGAGGAAGAGCCAAAAAGCGAATGGGACAATTTACTAGAAAATCTAATTACTGAAAATAATTTATCTAAAGGAATTGTAGAAAAAGGAAACACTTTAGAACGATTATTACCAAAAATAAATGAACAACTTAGAGAAAAAAAGGAAAGATTAGAGTTTTCTGCAAGAGAATTATCTAAAAAGGACTCAACAGAATATTATCAAAAATTAATAGATATTAACAATGATTTTATAAACGAACAAATTAAACTTTTGAACGGATTAGCTAAAAATTCAAAAGAAAGAACAAAAATATTAAATACCATAAAAGATAAAAAAGAAGAAAACTCTAATTTAGAATGGGAAAAAGAAAAAAAAGTTAGAGAAGAAAATCGTATTCAAAAAGAAAAAGAAAAATTAAAAACTGATTTTGAAAATAATTTAACTAATTTAACACAAGTTAAAACTACATTTACTGATTTTGTTAATTTTATTACTAAAGATTCTATGAAAGAATTAGAAGAAAAATTAAAAAAAGAACAAGAACAGTTAAAAGAAGAAATTGATTCGATATTTGAAAATAGCCAAATTGAAAAATGGAAAGATTTAGGAAGTTTTTTAAAAGATAATAATCTCTCTAGCGAAACACCTTTAGATGAATTAGCAAAAGTTTTACAAGAAACTGAAATGATAACTAAAGAAAAAGCGAATGAATTATTAAATTTTTATAAGAACTTTAAAAAGTTACAAGAACAATTAAAGTTTAAAGAAGAATATCAAAAAATTTTAACAGAAGCTAAAAAAGTAATAAATGAGATAGTACAAATGTTGAAATCATTATCGAATGTTTTTGTTAATAATGATGACAAAAGTCTAGTTAATGAACTAATAAACATTGTTGCAACTACAGCAGAGTTAGCAACAGATATAGCGAGAATAATTGTCAGTGAGGGAACAGATGTTCAAGCTATAATGGACGCTGCTAAAAACGCAACATCGTTAATAACAACATTTGTTTCAAAAATAGTTGAAATTTTTAATTCAAAAGCAGAAATTGAAAGTGATAAAGAATTTGCTAACAAGAAAAAAGAAATAGATAGTAATACAACTGCAATTAGAGAGTTGACACACAAACTTAAAGAATTAAGTGATAATTTAGTTAAAAGTATTTCAGTCAATACTTCTAATGAAAATTTAAAATATGGTATTGAAGCTAATAAATTACTTATTCAAACATACGCAAATACTTTTAATCCTAAGTTAGTTGCTACAGGTGTAAATGAACAAAAAGCATTATATTTTATTCCGTGGGGAAAGGAAAAATTTTCAACTTCAAAAGATTTTTCTGAATTATTAGAAATTAGAGGTAAAACTTCAAAAGAATTAAGAAAAATTTATGAAGAAAAAATAAAAAATTTAACTAATAAAGATTTAGAAAAATTTCAAGATAAAGAAAATACTTTTTTTAATAAATATGAATTAACAATAAGAAATTCTAATTTAGAGCAAATAAAACAAGAATTTCTTGCAAAAATAAAAAAAGTAGAACAATTAGAAGAGGAACAAAAACATTTTTCGGAAAAAGTGGTTTTTGAAAGTTTTCAAGGTGTAAGTTTAATAGAAAAAGAAAAGCAAAAAAAAGAAATGGTCGATAAATTAAAAGAATTATTTAAAGACGATGTTAAACTTGCTGAAATGATACCCGAATTTGAAAAACAAGTTGAAGAATTATTGAAAAATCAAAAGTATTTAATTTCAGTTTTTGACGAAGTTAGAAATAAAATTATTGAAAATGTTGCTTTAGGCAGACAAGGATTAGAAGTTTTAGGAGATAGCTTGTTAAATTATTTCAATAAGTTAAGAAGTAATTTATCAAAAGTGTTTTATGATTTAAACTATAGAACTATAGAAGAAAAATTTGAGAATAAATTTTTAGAATTGAATAAGTCTTTGGTAGATATTAGATTGAATGGGAAATCATTGAAAGAATTAAACATTAGTAGTGCTTTTACTGATTTATTCAAAGATATTAAAAAGTTTGAAAATTTAAAAAATGATGTTAGAGAAATAGTTGAAACTTTAAGAAAACAAGCTAAAGAACAAGGTATAAGCGATTCAATAATAGACAAAATGCTTCCTTTAGAAGAACTTGAAGATAAATTTAAAGAAGTTACAAGTGCATTAAATAAAGCAATGAAACTAGCACTTGATACAAATAGTTTTAATCAATTTACAATGAGTTTAGGAGATAGTCTTTACAATAGTGTTAAAGAAAGTCTAATAAAAGCATTTTCAGAGAGTGAAACATACAAAGGATTATTAGAAAAGTATGTAAATACAGATGAGTATAAAGCTAAATTATCTAAAGCAAGGGATTTTAAATCAGCTTATGAAATATTGAAAGAACAGTTAGATAGTGCCGAAGAGATGTTAAAAGCCAACGGACTAGCTTTTAGAGAAACGAATGGAAGTACAGGAGAATACTTAAATGGTCTAGTTTCAAGGGCAAATTCAACTAATAGTAGTGTTTTAGCTAATCAAGGAATTTCGTTTAATATGACAATGAATATAGATAATCACGGCTTTATAGCAGTAGAAGATTTAAAAGAAAAATTTGTAAATTTAATCGTTGAAGAATTAACGAAGAAAAAACAAAAGGAAGTTTAGTATGAGAATAGTTAGTGAAGAATATAGAAAGTTAGCAAAGTTAGAAGAAAATAATAATAAACATACTTATCTAATTAGAAATGAAACAAAAGATTTTGAATTAACTGATTTAGTAGTAAATACTAATTTCAGTATTTCAAGATTTTTGAGAACGGCACAAGGAAATATAAGTCCGAACTCTTTAAATTTAAGATTGGAAGCATTATCTTTAGATAGTTTTAATAGTAAAGTTATAGAATTTAGAAGAAAGTTTAATGAGTTTTTAGGAAAAAAATGGAAAGAACTATTAAATTATGAAAGTATTGAAGAATTTTTAGTAAATAATGGCGATATAATAACTGTTACTGATACATTTAATAATGAAAATTTAGTCTTATTTAAAGGAGTTGTGAAAAATAGGAAAATAACTGATAAATTTAACGGAAGAGAAGTAGAAATAACAGTAGAAGATAATACAATTAAAGGTTATGAACACACTTTTTCAGAAGATGTCTTTTTTGAAAATCATTATATAGCTAACAACGAAGAAAAAGAAAAATCATTATTGCATATTTTAACTAAGAATTATTTAGAATTTGAAGATACACAACTTGAAATAATGAATATGAAACTAAGTAATAACGAATATATGAAAGTACCTATAGCTATATTTGACAAAGGTAAAAAAATAATGGAAGTTGTAGCTAATCTTGTTAGAAGTGTTTATGGAAATATATATACATTGCCAAATGGAAATTTAAAAATAAATTCTATTTTTAACAATCGTGATTATATAGAAAGATTAAATATAACTTTAGGAAATAAGAAAAGCAATTACCCGATACTAGAATTTATAGAATTGACTGAAATAACACCTAATCAAAACAAAGTTGAAGTTAAATATAAAAATGTAGTTGCCGAAGAAGTGCAAGATGTTTTCTCTTTAAGTGGACAAAACGCAAAAAACGGAGAGAATGACGCAAAAATTATCATAAGCAAGAACACAAGTAAAGAAACTGTTAAGGAGTATTGGAGAATTGATTTTAATAATATAGTAGAACTTAACAAAGTGCCTATAGTTGAGATGTATAGATATGAAAATACCCAAAAAGTGCCGATAACAACAAATATCGAACAATTTTACGAACTTGTTTTTGAAAAAGGTAAATCAAATATAGCTAAAGTTAGATTTTTCAATCCTACTAATAATGATGTTTTTATTAAAACTTTTAAATTTAGAGGGAAGCCAATTATAAACTATAAAGATAATTCAGTTAGCTATACCGAAATAAAAGATTTAAAAGAAAATGAAATAAATTTAAAATCAGTTTCTAATGAATATGTTACAAGTAAAGAACAAGCGTTAGAATTAGCTAAACATACATATTATAATGAATGTAGAACATATAACAAAATTAAATTAAAAACTAATAATGTGCCTTTTCTAGCTTTAGAAGATACAATCAAACTTGATTATAAAAAATATAGAGGAGAATATCAAATAATAGCTATCACTCAAACTAACAATTATACTGAATTAGTTTTAAAAGAATATAAAGAATATCAAGCAATATATGAAAACTTTATAACTGAAAAATCAGACAATACAATAGACAATTTTTTAAGAAGTAAAAATAACTTAGAAAAAGAAAAAGAAATATTAAAATCGGGCGAATATGAATATAACAAAGATAATGTGAAATATATTGTAGATTTAGGACTAGATACTGAAAAATATAATATATTAGCTTTTTTAAAACAAATACCCTTAAATGTACCACAAGGAACTCAAGCAGTATGTGAAGTAGTGAGAGAAAAAGGGAAAGGGTTTTATGTCAAGGTTGGTATAGAAAATTCAAGTAAAAAAATCATTGCTAATGGTAGTGCAATTTGGTTAGCAACAAGAAAGGAATAATATGGCAGACAGTAGTGTTTTTAATGAATTACCAAATTTAAAAAATTTTACTGACAAAGTAAATTCAAAAATTGAGGTTGAGGGGCAACAATATAATTTTGAAGATATGATTGAAAATGAATATATTAGCGATTTTCCTAAATACTCGCATAGAATGAGGAGTAATTTTGTAGAAATAGTTAGATATACTGATTTGTTTTTTAATAAAACAAGAGATGGACTGTTAAGGATTGAAAATAATGTAAATGCAACAATTCAAAATGCTTTAGCAACCGATACCAAAAACGGACTTATTAATTTTAATAAAATTAGAGAACTAAGCACAACAGTTTTGCAAGGGAATTTAGCTAGTGATAGTACAAACGGGATTATAAGTTTTAATAAAGTAAAAGAATTATCGTTAGCAAAAATGCAAGAATTTGGACTAGGATTAACAACGACAAGCACAGGACACATTAACGATTATAGACCTAACGGATTTTATGCGTTCGGTTGGCAAGGTGGTGGTATTGGAAATAAAACAACTGGAGTATTTAATATTCAATATGCCGACCGATATGGAGTGCAATTATCTATAACACAAGAAGATAAGACAAGAGCGTTTATAAGAGCGAAAAACAATGGAAGTTGGACAAGCCATAAGGAACTAATGCAAGTAGATGACTTTAATTTGTATGCAAATGCTTATTTAGGTAACAACGAGGTTAAAGTCCTTAGTGGTAGAAATGCAGTAGAAGTTAGAGAGAATGATATTCTTGTATACGATACCAACAACAAGAGATATTATTACAAAAGTAAAATAAATGGAAATATCACTATCCCAACAGAAGAAAATACAGAAAAATTAATGCTTGGAAGTGATATGGGTTTCGAGCAATTGAAAAAAAAACTTTCAACTGGTACAGTCTAAGCGATTTAACAAGAGATACAAATACAGTTACTAATTTTGGAGATTATGCAAGGACAGTAGCTTTTACACCTAATAATAGTGATAATATAAATAATTTTAATAATCCTACAAGAGATTTTCAAAAATTTCATTTTTATAAAAATGGTATATATTTAATAGAAGCTGTTTATGTACCATTAAAATTAGATGATGTAAATGAATGGAATAATTATACAACTTTATTTGAACATAATTTACCTTTTCAAATTTTGGAAAATCATATTTATAAAGGAAGCGATTATCACGTGAAATCAGATGGTAGAGATAAAGGGATATATCACGAAAAAATTTCTCCAATTTTAATTATGGTAGAAGTTAAAGAAGGTATCCCCAAAATAATAAGTAGCGATAGTGAAACTAATTTAGACTTTAAACTTACTAGAAATAATAGTATTACTAATTATAAATATAGATTTAATAAAATTGTACATAAACAAATCAATTTTAATGAGAGAAGTTACAAAAAAATTGACTTAGAAGTCGCAAGTATAGAAAATGGTGATTTAAAATTAATTTTTAATAAAACAGTTGAAAATTATGATGGTTGGTATGGATATGACGATTGGTTAAAAGTGTTATTAGCACAAGTTTGTGTCTACAAGTTAAGCTAACAAAAACAGAGAAAAGAGGAGAAAAACGAAGAAAAACGGAGTAAAAGTTTAAAGAAATTTAAAACTAGCTATAAACACTGATAAATAGCTAAGTAGAGAAGTGCGAAGAAAAACGAAGAAAAACGAAGAAAGGAGATAAAATAATGAAGTACCTATACAGAGGAACTGATTATATAGCAAGTGTATATGATGAAATAGGAGATGATATAATTAAAGAATTATACCCTAACGCCACAATATATAGCGATAAGTTTAATAATCCAATACTAGATAATGGAGTTTTGAGAGAAAAAACAAAAGAGGAAATAGAACAAGAACAAAAGATAGTAGTTGAAGTTGAAAATGGATATTTAACTAATAAATATGTTGAATATAGTAATCAAGAAATTAAAGATAATCAAATACTAATCCCTCTGAAATCAATAGATTTAGCTTCTATTGAATTTTATAAGGTAGAGGGTAATAAATATGCCCTTGACCCTCAAAAAAAAGAAATAGAGTTAAAATCAAGAGCAATTAAGAAACTTTATGAAGAATTAGATGTTGTCAAAAATAATGCTTTAGGAGATGGATTTATCTTTAAAGATAGTTTAAGACAAAAAATGAGGGATAGCGATATTGTTCAAGCAAATGCTGTTATTAATGCTTTTCAAAAAACAAAAGAATTAGGACAACCTTTAACAAGCATTGATTGGCAATTTGATAACTTGAAAACGAATGTTTATGAATATGTTACATTGAGCGAACAAGAATTCAACTTGCTATATATAAAAGGAATGCAATATAAACAATCTTGTTTTAAAGCAGAGGAATTGACTAGAGAGCAAATAGACAAGCTACCTTTAGAACAATTAGAGAAAGTACAAATAGAAGAATTGTATAAAAATGTACTGGAACAAGTATTAAAATCATTAAAATTTGAATAAAAAGGAGTAATATATGACAAAATTAGAAAATGAATTAAAAAGTAAATATTCTTTTGAAACGATAGAAAATTTAGAAAGTTGGAAAACAAATGCTTTAAACAAAAATAAAGATAACTTTTATAAAGACTATATTGAATCAGTTGAAAGTAGCAAAATAGAAAGTCAAGAATTTGTAGATAGATTTTTATTAAATTCTACTGATAATATAGTTGCTAGATTTTATTTCTTAGATGAAGAAAGAGATATAAATTTAAAGTATATAGTTTTCAATAAGAATGATTTTAAAACACCATTAAAAAACATCTTAGTTTTAAAATTGATAGAAACTGATATTGAGAAAATAGAAAAGATATTTTCTAAAAATTTAACTAAAGAAGAAGTAGTAAAAACAAATGAAGTTGTTAATAGTCTTTTAGAAAATAAGAATACAATAACAAATAGTAAAAATGAATTAATTAGTAAATTAAATATATTACTTAATAAAGAATTTAATATAAAAACGGAAGTATTAGATGTAAAATTAGAGGAAATAAAAACTGAAATAACTAGAAATTCAAGTGCATTAAAAAATGAATTGACTGAAACATTTACAACTAATTTTGAAGATTTGAGAAAATCAATAGAACTAATTAAAAGTGAAATAAATACTATTTCAAAAAATATCACTACTATATTAAACAAAAACTAAAATAAGGAGGAGTTATGGAGAAAACATATTTTATTTTTTATAAGGGAGTAGGATTAGGTGCTATGCTGATTCGTTGGTGGACTAAGTCAAAAGTAAATCATTGTGAAGTTTGGAATGGACATCAATTAATAGGAGTGCCAAGTAATTCAAAAGAAGTTAGAATATTAAATCAAGATTATATTAATCCCAAAAAATGGGAAGTATACGAAATATTAAATAATGATTTTTGGAAAACATTGAATGATTTTTATTATACTACAAAAGGATTAAAATATGATAATAAAGCTATATTGTTTTCTAATTTCTTTAATCGTGGAGAGCAAGACAAAGACAAATATACTTGTTCTGAATGGTGTATAGAATTGTTAGATAAATATTACAAATTTATCTATCCCAAATGGTATTCAAAATTCAGCCCACAAGATATATTAGAAGTTTTAATAGAGAAGAAAATAGCTAGAAAAGTTGAATTAAACGAAAACGGAAAAATTGAAAAGGAGTAAAATTTATGTTTAGTTTTGGAGAACAAAGTTTAAAAAAATTAGAGGGAGTGCATAAAGATTTAGTAAAAGTAATGAAATTAGCTATAATTAATAGTCCTTATGATTTTAAAATTACTAATGGAGTTAGGACAAGTGCCGAACAATATGCTTTATATTGTCAAGGTAGAACAGTTTTAACAGATAAGAAAGGGAATAAATTAAAGAAAGTTACTAATTGCGATGGCATAACTAAAAAATCAAACCACCAAGCCAAAGCAGATGGTTTTGGTTATGCAGTAGATATAGCTTTACTTAATCCTAACAATCCTAAAGAGGTTATATGGAACGATATAGCTATGTATACTAAAGTAGCTAATCACATTTTAAAAATAGCAAAAGAGCAAGGAGTTGAAATAAAATGGGGTGGAAACTGGAAAGATTTTAAAGACTACCCACATTTTGAAAAGAAATAATATGAGAAAAACATTAAGTGAATATAGTATAAAAAATCTAAAAGGAGTACACCCAAAATTAGTAGAAATAATTGAAAAAGGGATAAGCAGTAGTCCTTTTTATTATGTAGTTTATTTAGGAGTTATAGATAGAGATTATCAGTATATGCTCTATTCTTATGGAAGAAATATAGAGAATACAAAATTCTATACTGATAAAGATGGTTTTAAGAAAAAATCTGTTTTTCAATTAGATAAGGACACAAAATACGGACACGGAGTGCAGTTAGTAATCTTTAATCCAAATAGTCCAAATTATATAGATTATTCAGAAGAAAAGCAGTTAGAGTTAGGAGAATATTTAGTTAAATTTGCCAAGTCAATGGGAGTTATTTTAGATTATAGAGTAACTATTCGTGGCTTAGAAGTTTTTTTCGGAATTTAAAAAAAGGAGTGATAATTTATGTTAAACAAAATTTTAGAAGTATTACAAAGTCCACTATTTTTGAATAGTGTTATAGGAGTATTAGCAGTAGCAACAGCTATATTAAAGGTTTTAGGTGGTATATTTAAAAAGAAAGCGATAGACAATGCTAGTGAAATAGTAGATTTAGTCGCTGATATATTTAAAAATTCAAGTAATGAAACTAAGCTAATAAGAGCGATTGACTTATTAAGAAATAAAGTGCTTGAAATTACGCCTCAAGGCTTTAAATGGTTAGCAAATACTTTATTAAGTACAACAGTTTTAAAATTTGCAATAGAAAGAACTATAACTCAAAAGAGAGTAGCAGAAGCTGTTGAAAATAAAGCAAAAGAAACGATAGCAGAAGTTGCTAAGGAAGTAATAGAGGGAAAGTAGTGAGCTGTGAGAAACAGCTTACTTATAACTTTAGTGATATTAACAATAAAAGAGATTTTACTAAGAATATGCTATATGCTGATTTAAGAACTAACATTAAGCCGTTTGATATTAAAAAGACTGATATAACAGCACAAGTTGGTTTTCAATGGTATTTTTAAGGGGGAATAATGGTTGAAGTAGGACAATTAGAGCAAGTAATGAAAATCATTGGTACTCACGGATTAGCTCCTGTAATAGCTATTGTAATGATATGGTATTTGATAGTTGAGAATAAGAAAAGCAACGAAGAGAGATTAAAAAGAGATGAAGAAATAATCTCTACAATGATTCTTTTAAAAGATAGTATTGTTGATGGACACATTGATAATAGTAAATTAAAAATTGTAGTTAGATTGTTATGGATAAGACTTTTACAAGGATATGAAAAATTAGTATTGTGGTATATTATAAATAATAATATCAATCAAAACAAAAATAATATAATTAACGAATTGACACAAGAAGTTGAAGAAATATTAGACAGAATTAATGAACTTTTATTGATTTTTACTAATTCTAAAACTAAAAAAGTATATTATGATGTTATTTATAATAATTGGCAAGATATACATTTAAAAATAATTGATATATTTAATACTATTTCATTGTGCGAAGATATTGATTATAAAGAGTTAGCTAGAACGATGAAAACGCATATAGAGAGAGAACAAGCACGAGTGCTTAAAGAAATAAATGAAACAAAGTTTTAATTTCACAAATGTAAAATAAAATTAAAATTAGAAAATTTAGTCAAAATAAAATATCACACATAACCTTTTAGGCAAGTGTGATATTTTTTTGAAATATAAATTTCTGACAACAATTTGACAACATTTTCTAAAAAAAAGCCTTTTTTTGCACCTAATATAAAACAAGAAAAACTATTCAAAAAGCCTTATTTTCAGTGCTTTTATGTGCTTTTTAGTTTTTAGTGAAATCATTAATTATATTATGGAAGATAAATTAAAATTAATGGGAATAAGTATAAATGATATTAAAAATATAAAAAAATGGACGGCTAATACTTATTTTGATTCAAGTTTAGTATATAGAAAAGATAAATACGAAATTACACATATTTTATTAAGTGATACTAAAAGTTTAGGTGGATATGAAATAAAAAATGTTAAAAAAGATAAAAATGGATATATATTATTAACTTTGTCAAAATTTATAGGTAAGTTTTGTATTGATAGAATTGAAAAAATAAAATATGATGGTAAAAATATAAAGGTAGTGAATTCTTTTTTTGGTAGTTATGAAGTATAGAGAAATAATATTATTTATAACTAAAAACAATATATATATATTTAAAGATACTGAAGAAAGTATATCTAGTTTTGAAAATCTAGAACTTGAATTATCAGATGTTTTAGATGGTATTGAATTAGATAAAAATGATAAAATATACATATTTTTAGATTTATTAACGATTTAATCAATATTGGAATGAATCCTCAATATGAAATTAAGGAAGTTAATACAGATAATATTTTTGCTGGGAAAACTGTAGTTCTGACTGGTAAATTAGTTGAATTAACAAGAAATGAAGCTAAAGAATATTTAGAAAAATATGGAGCAAAAGTTACAGGAAGTGTCACTTCAAAAACGGATTTAGTAATTGCTGGTGAAAAAGCTGGATCAAAACTAGCTAAAGCTGAACAATTAGGAATAAAAGTAATAAATGAAGAAGAATTTGCTAACATGGTTAGAGAGGTGAAATAATGGATAATAAATTACCTTATAAAGTATTTGGTATAGTAATAGCCTTTGTATCAATAATAACATTCTTTATAATGAATTATAATTCTGTACCTGTTTCATTTATTTTCTTTACGGTGAAATTACCGTTAACAATTCTATTTTTTGTATGTTTCTTTATAGGAATGATACTTGCTAGTTTGTATTGGCGTCAAAAATATAAAACTCTTTCTAAGAAATACGAAAGAACAGAAAAGTTATTATTTACCAAAGAACAATTAGAAGAAGATAAAAAAGAATAAATATAGTGAAATAAAAAGAAGTGAGGTGAGAAAATGGGAATTAAATACAATTGGATATATCCAACATATGATGAAAGTTTTATAAAAGAAATAGAATCGTATAATATTTCAAAAAACGTTGCTAAAATATTAAATGCTCGTTCTATTACTGATATATCATCAGTAAAAAAATATTTTTCAGATGAATATGAAGAAGGATATGATCCGTTTCTAATGCATGATATGCAAAAAGCTGTTGATAGAATTAATGAAGCGATCGAAAATGAGGAGAAGATTCTAGTATATGGGGATTATGATGCAGATGGTATAACTTCAACAGTTTTATTAGTTGAAACACTGATTTCTTTAGGTGCAAATGTCTCATCATACATACCTAATAGATTCGAAGAGGGGTATGGACCGAATAAAGAAGCATTTACTAAAATTATTGAATCTGGTATTTCATTAATTATTACAGTCGATAATGGGATTGCAGGTGTAGAAGAAGTAGATTTAGCTAATGAATTAGGATGTGATGTTATTATTACAGACCACCATAAGATTCAAGATACAATTCCAAATGCATATGCAATTATTCATCCCGAGCATCCAGAAGGAAATTATCCTTTCAAAAAACTTGCAGGGGTAGGTGTAGCATTTAAACTTGCACATGCTCTTCTAGAAATTTTTCCTGATTTTCTTTTAGACTTAGTTGCAATTGGAACTATCGCTGATATGGTATCAATTACAGATGAGAATAGAATATTTGTTAAACAGGGATTAGAACTAATAAATGAAGATCCGCGTATTGGTTTGAAAATGTTACTTGAATTATCAAATATTGATACAAAAGTAGATGAACAAACAATAGGCTTTTACATAGGACCAAAACTAAACTCTATTGGTAGAATGGATAGTGCTAAATTAGGTCTTTCATTCCTAATGGCAGAAGATGCTGAAACTGCTAGAGTATTGGCAGAACAAATTGAAAAGTACAATATTGAACGTAAACAAGTTACTGAAGATATTGTTAAAGATGTTATTGATCAAATAGAGAATTCTAGTAAGAAAGATAATAATGTACTTATGATATCTGGAGATTATCATGAAGGCGTTCTAGGAATAGTAGCATCCAATATAGTAGAAAAATATCAAAGACCTGTATTTATTATGAATAATAAAGAGGGTATTTTAAA